AGGAGGACGATGGTCTTGGTCGCGTGCATCGGCCCCTCCTAGGTCTTGAGCAGGACGGTCGCGGTCTGCGACAGGCCGAGCTCGATCAGGGGCACCAGGCGCGCCCAGCCCTTGATGATGCCGGTGGTCCCGGACGTGCCGGGATCCCAGACCACGTCCACGGTGTCGTCCTCGGTGTACAACTTGCCGTTGGCGTAGGGGTTGCCGCTGTTCCGCGACCGCTTGAGGGCGGGCACGGTCGCCGACGCCGCCACGTTCAGGGCGATGTCGATGTTGTCCTGGTAGCCATCCACGTCGCTCCCGTCGCCCGTGGTCGCGGACGGCGAGGTGGCGTCGAAGGCCTGGGTGACGACCGTCACGAGCTCGTCGACGACGTAGCCGGCGGGCACGTTGAACAGCGGGTAGGTGCCCGCCGCCAGGTCGTAGGTCCAGCCGAACGACATGATGATCTCGGTACGGTTGGCGGGCTGGGGCGCGAGGGCCCCGGTCAGCATGGGCATCTGGGTCCTCCTTCCTAAGCCGCCGCGCGGGTCCAGGTGTCGACGGCGATGCAGTTGCGGCGCGAGCTGTTGAAGTACGCCGGGGCCACGCCCCACGCACCGCCCACGCTCAACGCCACGCGCCGCTTCGCGTCGTCGGCGAAGTCCTCGAAGAACTCCATCTCGTCCACCTTGGCGAACTTGAGGCAGTTGGCGCCGAAGAAGATGGCGCGGGTGACGTTGACGATCGGCTGCAGGCACTTCGCGTACGGGATGATGTACGTGTTGCTGTACTTGCCGATGGCGCGCTTGGTGAGCGGGTTGCCGTCGCGCGGGACGACCTGGGTGTTGCGGCGGACGAAGTCCTCGTCGTAGCTCAGGTCCTCGAGCTGCTTGTTGGAGAGCACGAGGCCGAAGCACTCTTCCCCGTCCTCCGTCATCAACGGCTCGAGGGGGATGTCCAGGTCCTCCATCGCCTTGGTCTCCATCTTGGTGATGAGCTGCGCGCTCATCACGTCGCTGGAGTCCAGCGTGGCGTCGCTCGTGGCGTCGCCCGCGTACATGATGTGGTCGCTGTCGAACGCCTGGATGGCGTTCAGCATCGAGTGGGTCTCGCCGCTGTTGTTGAAGTTGCGCAGCGGGCCGTAGTTCTGCGGCGTGGTGTTGGTGCCGCGGTACCACGAGGTGAGCCCCCAGAGGGCCAGGATGATGCTCTCCTCGACCTTCCGGTGGTACCAGTCGGTGAGGCTGCGGCGGACGGTGCGGCGGAAGTCGAGCGCGATGCGCCGCTCGGACAGCTTGCCGCCCGAAAGCACCTGGTGCGCGACGTTCTCGAAGTACACGTCCATCGAGTCGAGCGCTTGCGGAGCGCCCGAACCGCGCAGGATGGCGTCGTTGTGGACGCCGCGGCCCTCGACCACGCGAACGTTGGGGATGGTGACGCGGTCGCCGGTCTTGCCCTGGAAGTCGGTGATGACCTCGATCGCGCCGCGCACCAGCTTGTTGTAACCGGGGTTGCGCATCGCGTTGGGGTTGTCGCCGTACATCATCGGGGCCCAGAGTAGCTTGCGCTCGCCATCACGCGAGCCCTTCTCGGCCCAGCGCTTCACGGTGAGCGCGTTGGCCGGGGTGAACACCCAGGTCATGGGGAACCTCCTAATGCGAAGCCCCCGCCGGGTGGGCGGGGGCCGTCGGAGGCCAGGGGCGGACTACCAAGAGCGCTCGTAATCGCGCTCTTCGGCGTCGAGCTCGTCGTCGCTCATCTCCCGGTACGTCTTGGGGCGGCTCTCGCCCGTCGTCGTGGGAAGGTGCGCAATGCCCTGGCCCCCCTTGGGGGGCGGCTGGTGCTTCGCGGAGAGGGAAGCCATACGCTCCGTGACGGCCTTCTCGACCGCGGCATCGAAGGCACTCGAGCCCGGCGTCCGCGCGGCCTGCTCCATCACCCACTTGGCCGGGTTGGCGTGCAGCGCGGCACGGCGCTCCACCTCTTCCCAGCCGTGGGCGACGACGTTGCCGGCGGCGTCCGTGACCTCGTAGGCCTTGCACAGCGCCTCGTAGGCCGCATCGAACTTCTCGCCGTGGGTCTCGCGGGCCAGGTCGGCGCTCATGCGCAACCGGTCCCGCTTGACCGCCTCGTCGGCGCTCGCCCTGGCCTGCCGGGTCGCCTCGTCCGCCCGCTGGCGGGCCTGCTGCTCGCGGTGAGCGGCCACGCGCCGGGCGAAGTCCGCCGCGGCCTCGGGGCCCTCTTCATCGAGCAGCCGGGCGAACTCGGCATCCACGTCGGCCTGCTCCCGCTCCGCGGCCTGCCGCGCCTGGCGGTCGGCTTCGGCCTGGCGCAAGCGCGCGGCCTCTTCTTCGGCGGCACGGGCGCGCTCGCGTTGGCGCTGCAACTCGGCGAGCGGGACCAGCTTCTCTTGCCGCTCCTTCTCCTTCGGGGCCTCCTCGTTGCCCTTCGCGGGGTCTTGTGCCGCGTCGGGAGGGGCGTCCTTGGGGTCGGGAGTGGCGGGCTGCTCCTGGGGCTCGTCGGCCGCGTCGGTCGCGGGCGCGTCGTTCAGGTCGGCGTCGAGGTCGGCGGACAGGTCCGCGTCGCTCATCGTGGCGAAGTCCGGGGTTGCGTCGGACATGGGGTTGGCTTCCTCCTTGCGTTTGGCCCGTTCTGCGTGGCGGGCGCACGAACCACACCCGTTAACCCGGGGTGAGCCCGGGGGCCGTTGGGGCGGACGGCCGGCCGAGAGTCGCCGAAGAGCAACCGCCCCGGCTGGCGAGCCCGGGGCGGCGTGAAGGGGTTGGGGAGGCGAAGAGGTTACGACGGCAGCGTATATCCGCTCATCGCGACGGCCGCGTAGACGTTGGCGCCCGGGGCGCTGTCCGACTCCAGGGTCATCGCGGTGTTCGCCGTGCCCACCAGGTTCAGCCCGGTGGCCGCGAAGGTCGCGGAGTCGCCGGACGTGGCGACCAGCGAGAGCACGATGGTCTGTAGGATGGTGCCGGCGCCCGTCGCGCCGTCGCGCAGGTGGAACTTGATAAGCTCCGGGGTCGGCGCGCCGTCCGAGCACAGCGAACAGATGATGCTCGTGCAGACGTTCTTGACCGTGCCTCCGCCGGCAGCCTGGGAGATCGTGGCCTGCGTGTTCACCGCGGGCGAGTGCGTGACCGCCCAGGTGCCCGGGATGGTCACGACCTGCTGACCGCCCGTGGTGGCGGCGAAGCTCTGAGCGTTGGTGCCGTCGGTGCCACCCACGAGGACCGGGTTCCCGGCCACGGCCGCACCGTCGGCGGCACCACCGACTACGACCTGCCGGCCGCTGCTGTCCACCAGGTTGGTGACGGCGTTGGTGCCGTCCTGGCCGCCGCAGAGGACGGGGGCGCCGACCTTGGCCGCGCCCGACGCCGCGGCGCCGACCGCCACCTGGGCGCCGGTCGTGTCGGTGAGGATCGACTGGGCGTTGGTGCCATCTTGCCCAGCGACGAGCACCGGGTTACCGGCCTTGGCTGCGCCATCGGCCGCGGCACCGCGCACCATCAAGCCGGTGGCGGCGGTCAACTCCGTGCCGGTGCTGTTGACCAAGACGACTTCGTTGCCTGCTGGCATGGGTTCCTCCTCCTACCGCTGATGCGGGGTAACGATGCGGGGTTGCTGGTAGGCGCTCACGAAGTCCGTCAGGGCCCCGTGTACGCCCGCGATGTACTTGGCGGCCGCCTTGGCGTGGACCGCGGCGGCGCGGTGGTGGGCGATCATCTCGTCGCTCTCCGGGGCGCACGCGGCGGCCTGGGTCATGTGCATCGCGAGGATGCCGACCTCCGCGATGGCGTTGGCGAGCATCGCCAGGCTGTCCGCGTAGAGGTTGGCGCCCTCTTCGGGCGCTTCGGTGGCGGTGGTCACGGCTGACCTCCCACCTCGTAGCGCTTCGTGGCGAAGTGCCCGGCACTGTTGGCGCGTGCCTCGTCCACAAGATCCAGCATCACGCCGGCCAGCGTGTAGCGGTTGGCGATTCGCTGCCCTTCCTGGCCGATGCGGATGGCGATGAAGTGCGGATCGAACCGATCCACCTCCACCGTGAACACCGGCACCATCTCGCGGGGCAACTTGTTGAGCGCGGCCAATGCGGCGTCGATCGCCTCGATGGCCCTCTGCTTCGGGTCGCTCACTTCTTCCCTCCCTTGGGCGGCGCGGGCTTGGGCGCCACCTTGGCCGCGTGCTCGGTCTGCGCGAGCCCGTGCGCGTGCTTCTGGGCGGCGGCCATCGCGCCGAGGCCGGCCTGGTGCTCCGCCTGCTCGAGGCCTAGCCCGTGCTGCACGTGGAGCAGGTCGACCTTGTGCGAGCGGTCGCGGTCGGCCTGCTCGGCCTGGTGGGCCAGCGTGCGCTCGTGCTTGGCGAGGTCCACCTGGGCCTTCATCGCCGCGTCGGGCGTCAGGCTAGGCGGCTGCTCGGCCTGGGCGGGCGCCTCCGGGGTGGGCGGCGTGCCGGCGTATTGCGGGTCGACCTGGATGCCGAACTCCTGCCACACCGCCGGGCGATACTGCGGCTCCACGTCCTTGTAGGCGATGGAGAGCTGGTCGCGCACGGTCTTCTGGGGAGGCGGCGGGGGCGGCGTCTGCTGCCGCATCTTCTCCGCCTCGTCCAGCGCCTTGAGCGCCTTGCCCTTGCCGGGCAGGTTGGCGGCCTCGATCTGGATGCGCTGCAGCACCGCCCGCTTGATGGGGTCGGGCTCGGCCGCCGCCATCTGCGCGAACACCTCCGCCGCGCGGTCGCGCAGCGTGGGCGTCGCCGGCATCGAGTCCAGCGTGACCTCGAAGCGCACGCCGTTCATGTCGTTGAGTTTGCGCTGCATCCCGGTCACGGGGTCGAACGTCACCGCGTTGGCCGTGAAGAAGCGGTCGTCGCCCATCTCGTCGGTGATGCGGAATGTCCACTCGTCGGGGTGCAGGCGCTGGAGCAGTTGCAGCATCTGCATCCCGAGCAACTTGTGGAACATGCGTAGGTTCGCCTCGCTGTCCCGCTGCATCGTGGCGCCCTGCTGCATCGTGAGCTGGCGCGCGATGCCCGAATCACCCCGCGTGTTCGTGCCCTGCAGGTCATCGTTCGCGCCGCTGGTGCTCTTGATCTGGCGCTCGCGCTGCTCCATCATCGCGGCGTTGTCGGTCGCCGTGTTCTGGCGCTGCAGGTACTCGACCTCGCCGGGCATGGCAATCCACACCGCCCCGGGGTCGCGGGCGAGCTCCGCCGCGCTGCTGTTGTTCAGGCCCATGCGCGCCACGACCTCCGGGCTCACGCGCATCGGCTGGCCGCTCATCTCCCAGATGGCCTTGCTGGCGCGGTAGTTGAGGTCGTTCTGGAGGCCGAAGAGCGTGGCGACGAAGGCGCGCGGGTCGCCGTGGCGGTCCCGCTCGTAGTAGAACGGCACCCACGGGATCAACTCGTCGTCGGTGCGCTCGCTTTCGAGCAGGTAGGGGCCGCAGACCACGCGCCGGTAGACGCGCGGCACCTCGTCCTCGTAGTAGCGGCGCAGCTGCCCCGCGGCGTCGAGGCGCTGGAGCAGCGCCGCGCCCTCCGGGGTCTCGGGGCCGTCGAACTCGGCGGGGTGGCCGTCCTTGCCCTCGTAGAGCCAGGCCGTTTCGTCGACGATCTCCCACATTTCGTGGATGACCACGCGCTTCACCGTGGTGTCGCCGCTGACGTCCTTGTCGACGTAGTTCCAGTCCTCCAGGCGATCCCACATCGACTGGGGCGGCGTGAGGTCGACGAGGCCCTGGTTGCGGTTGCCCTTGTCGCCCTCCTCGCTCACCGTGGGGTCGGAGACGCCGGCCTGGGTCGCGATGTCGGCGAGCTTCTTCTTCCAGGCGGGGTTGCGCTTCACGTCCTCGAGCGAGACGCGCCGGGACCACACGAGCCAGCGCATATCCGCGCCGTCGGGCTCCACGCTCTCCGGGTCGGGGCGCACCTGGCGCGCGTCCACGAAACGCATCTGCGCGGGCTCGCGGCGCGGGTCCTTGGTGCGCACGCGCCGGCCGGTGCGCGTCCAGGCGACGCCGTAGCAGAGGCCGAAGTGGTAAACGCGCTTGTAGAGCGATTCGGCCAGGTTGGCCTCGGCCACGTACTTGAGGGCGGCGGTCGCCACGTCGGCCACGCCGTCGTCGTTCTTCCCGATCGGCTTCGCCAGCCAGTCCATCGGGTGGCCGAGCATCAGGCCCACGACCACGCGGACCGCGCTCTTGACCATGTTGATGACGATGGCTTCCTGCTCGCGCTCCTCGACATCCTTCTTGGCGTCGGGGTCCCATTGCTCGTCATCGTAGTACTTGAGGCCTTCGAGGGAGCGCTTGCGGTAGCGCTCGTCGGCCACGCGGGCCTCCTTGAGGCGACCCTGCACGCGCTCCACGATGGCGCGGTCGTCGTCGCTGCCCACGGCCTTGGGCGCCTTGGGGTCGCGGGACAGGCCGTAGTCGCGGAGGAGGTCGGTCGTCGGGGCGCTCATCCGGTCAACCCTCCGCGCCGCGCCTTCGCTCGGAACACAGCCTTGGCGCGCAGCCGCTCGTGCATCTCTAGCGCGGCCCGGTTGTCCTCGTCCATCTGTTGGCGGCACTCCTCGACGATGGCGGCCGCCTGCTCCCTGGCCCAGTCGGCCATACACTGCTCGTCCCAGAGGCCAGCGGTGCGCGTCATCGCTTCCGCCTGGTGAGGCGTGAACCCCAGCGAGCGGAGCATCGCGTACGCGCTCATCGGCTCAACCTCAACCCGTAGCCGCCGCGGCTACCGCGCTCGCGCTCCCGCTGCTTCTCGCGCAGCAACTCCATCTCGCTCTTGGCCGGCGGCTTCTGCGCCTTCACCTTGAAGGTGTGCACGAGCGCGTCGGCGAGGTTCGGCGAGGGGATGCCGCGCTTCGCCAGGTCCTTCTTGCTCTCGACCTCGACCTTGCCGGCGCTGTTGAGGTCGTAGGTCGGCGAGGCCAGCTCGCGGGCCATCTGCTCGCCGAGGTCGCCGGCGGGCAGGCTGGGCGACTCGACGCGGAACCACTCGCGCGCCTGCCACCACAGCCAGTCCTTGAGGCGGTGACAAGCGGGGTGCGGCGGGGACACTTCGGGCGCCGTCTCGCTAGCCGCGACCGCGAGCACGGCCCAGGGGTGCCAGTCGGGTTCGTCGGCCTGCCGCTTCGCCACGTAGGCACGCAGGCCCGCCACGACGCCCGACCCGATGCCGATCTTATCCACCGCGAAGTAGAGCGTGTGCCCTTGGCCCAGGCGCTTCTCGACGCGCAGGCCCAGCGCCACGAGGATGTTCGTGCTCTGCACCGGGTCCGCGCCGTGCCACTCCGCGAGGTCGGAGACGTTGCGCCCCTCGCGCACCACGTGGCTGCTCTTGTCGCGGCCCTCTTCGGCCACGTCCACGCCGATGACGATGGCGGCGGGCTCGTCCTGGTAGGGCGCGCGGCCGATGGACGGGCGCACGAGGCCCATCGGGATGACGAGGCCGGTCACGCTGGCGTCGTAGTCGATGTCGATTTCCTGGGCCACGATGGTCGGGTCCAGGGTCGCGCACTGCTCCGCGTACCAGGCGTCATCCTTGCGCGGGTCGTCGCGCCAGTGGAACGTGAACACGGCCACCTTGCCGCCGCGGGCACGCTTGGCGAAGGGGTTGCCGCCGCCCTTGGGCGTGCTCGTCTCGATGATGATGTCCGCGTTGGCCGACAGGGCGGCCTCGACCGACAGGGGCCGCTCGACGTGGGCGGCCTCGTCGAGGTCGAACACTCGGGTACGCCCGCCGCGGCCGATGTCATCGCCGGCCTCCCCGATGAGCGTGTTGCCGTTCGCCGGGTTGACGAGGCGCATGTGCGTGGCGTGCCGCCGCGGGTCGAACCCCTTGGGGCGCATCCACGCGGGCAGCCAGAGGACCACGAAGCGCACCTTCGCGAAGATGCTCTTCGGGTCGTCCCCGTTGTCCACGAGGTCGGCCTTGCGCGAGCCGAAGCCGCCCGCGTGCCCGTCGTGGAAGAGCCAGTCGTGGACCTGGTCGGCCACGTTGAGCCAGGTCACGCCCATGTCGCGACTCTTCTCGACCACGCCGCGCTTGCGCTCCACCTTGCGGGCCTCGCGCCACGCCAGGTACTCCACCTGACGCGGGAAGGGTTGGAAGGGCATCACGGCATCGGGCTGGCGCGGGTCGTAGGTCCACACCCAGTCCTGCAGCCAGAGCACGCGGTCGGCCGCGCACGCCTCGTTGGCGATGGCCTGCAGCTCCGGGTCGGCGTTGCAGCGGACGAGATTGCGGCGACGGCGCTCCATCTCCCCGAAGAGGTTGGGCGGCGTCCAGATGACGCGGAGATCGGGCACGGCGCTCATGTCGAGGCCTCTTGGCCGGTCCACGCGGCAATCAAGGACGCGCGATCACCCTTCCTGGCCGCCGTGACGGTCAGCTCGCAGCGGGCGTCATCGTGTTCCCACAGGGTCGGCCACCACCCGGCGCGCACGAAGGTATCGTAGAACCGCCGTAGGTCGCGATGTTCGGACGGCCGCCACGGGAACCGGAGCACCACGCGCCCGGCTTCTGCCGGCGCACGCTCCAACGTAGAGGCCAGCAGTTCGCACGTCGTCTGGGCGTCCGCGAGGGACCCTCTCCACCCGGACATCCAGGTCGTCAGATGCGCGCTCATGCGTTACCCCAGCCCTTCCCGATAGAGGCGCAAGGACTCTTTCGGATCGCGCGGCTCTCGCTGGGGAGGCGGCTCGGGCGTGGCAGGTGCGACGGGCGAGGGGGGAGTCTCCACGCTACCCTGCCCGGGAATGATGGGCGGCTCGGGCTCGCGGCGCTCGTGGGCCGGGGGCGGGATGTTGAGGGCCAGGCGCTCGAGGTCGGCCACGCCGCGGGCCGCGCGGACCCAGTGCCCGATTTCGGCCGGGCCGTCGGGAGTAGAAGCAGCCAGGAACCCGCGGGCCCGGTCCACATCGGCGAGTTGGAGCCGCGCTCGTCGCTCCGCTTCGCCCAGCAGGGAATCGGCAATGCGGTGAGGAAGCCCGGTTGCAACCTCGTTGCATACCCGTTGCAAGTCGCTGGTCCAACCTTCGCGATTGGCGCGCTTTTGCAGGGTCGAGAGATTGACATTGTACTTGCGAGCCAGCTGGGCATAGGTGCCCTTGCCGGCCGCGTACGCTTCGCGGATGCGCTGCCAGTTCGCCACACCCTACAACTCCCCTCGCTCGAGCAGGCCGACGATGACCTCGCGGTGCTCGGAGACCCAGGCGCGGGTGTCGTCGCTGCAGATGGAGGCGGGGCCGCGCATCACGAGGTCCTTGCCGTCCAGGCGAAGCTGCAGGCCGATGCGCTGCAGGCGGCTCGCGTGCTGCTTCACGTCGGCCTCGTAGGCGCTGACCGCGCGGGCGCTCATAGTTGCCCCCACGGGTACGTGCTAACGCCGTAATGCACGGTCTGCATGATCGGGCGCGGCTCCGGCGAAGGCAGCTTCACTGGCGGCCACTTGGTGGCGGGCGAGCGGTTGATGGCCTCCGCCGCGGCGAGAGCACGCTGCCCCTGCTCCACGAGCTCGCGCAATTCCTCCACCGTGGAGGTGCGTATCACGTCGACCATGCCGTTCTCGTCGGCCTCGTCCTCCTCGATGGACACCCAGGGCACCGCCACGCCGCCCTCGAACTCGATGCCGCTCTGAATGGTGCTCACGCTTCCACGCCCTCCGGCAGCATCGTGACCACGGTGTGCGTGAGATGCTCGTTCGTGCAGACCACGTGGTAGCCGTCGGCCACGGCGCGCAGCACGGCGGCATCTTCCCTCGCGGGCTTCGTGAACGCTTCGACGAAGAGCAGCATGGGCCTCCAAAGCAGCGAGCCCCCGCCGAAGCGAGGGCCCTGCCGTGTGTGCGGTGACGTGAACCGATGCCTGCCACATTAAGGCCTGGGAGCGGTCATCGACTCCACCGTGACTACGATCAAGCTACATCCTGGCTCCAATCTGACTCCGACCGGACTCCAGTCAAGCTACATCGATGCCCAGAGACCGGCCTTACCGGCCAGCCGCAGCTCTTCCCAGACGAGCCGAACGCCGATGTCCCGGCGGCTCCACAGGGTCGACTCCGCGATATCCCACGCGATGGCCTGGGCGCGCGCGCTCTTGCGGCGGCGGTAGTCGGGCGTCAGGAAGTAGCGCAACGCCTCGATGCACTCGTGCTTCTCCTCGCCCTCCACCTCGCGCATCGCCCACTCGACGGCATCCCAGCGCTGACGCAAGCGCGGCGTCACGTGTTGCTCGTGGTCCAGGTGATCCACGAAGTCGGGGTGCAACTTCACGGCGGCCACGTGCTGCCCGTCCCGGCTGACGGTGTTCATCGGCCCCACATAGCCCTCCTGGTGGCGACGCAGGGCCGTGAGCGCGCGCCCCGCCCGCCAGTGGTCCCCGGTGACCAGGTAGGCGGTGAAGATGTCGAGGGGGATGGGGGCGGGCTGCATGGACACCTCCAGGCGAGGCAGGGACATCGTGCTCACGGCGTGGGCTCCTCCAGGATTGTTGCGTGGAGCGGATTACGGGTAGCGTCGAAACCCTGGACTACGTGCGGCGCACCAGGCGACAAAGCCGCTCGACCAGGCTCGGGTAGTAGACCGGGGCGACGGGAACCCAGGTGCCGTCATCGAGCAGCACCAGCGTGTTAGGGTCGCGCGGAAAGCGCGCTTTCATCCCTGGGTATCCGCAATCCCAGCAAGGGCAGCCCTTCTTGTGCATCGGTCCTCCTTCAAGTTTTCGTCGATTATGTGGATTCCGTGGGCCGCACCGGGCTGGCGGCGTCGCGTTCGAAGCGGCACGAGTTGCAGGGGCAGTTGCTCGCGCCGGAGTGGGCGTAGCTCACGAACATCCGCCCCTCGTCGATCGCCCTCCGCGTCTCCGCGCGGTCGGCGGCGATCTGCTCCGGCGTCACCAACGGCGACATCCGGGCGGTGTTCAGCGCGAGCTGCTCGCCGGTGTCGAGCCCCAGCAGATCCACCACGATGTCGAAGGCGGAGTTCGGCATCCGCTCTCGCCCCCAGTCCCACTTGGAGACCGTGGCCGGCGTGACGCCGCAGGCCGTGGCGACGGTGCGCATCAAGACGCCCTTGTCCGCGCGCAGCCGCTGGAACATCAGCATCGGGTGGCGGGTCATCACGCGCCACCCTTCACGGGGGCAGAGAAGTAGTCGTCGTGGCGCACGACATCCCACTCCTCGGGGTCGCCGTCCCAGCCGTCATACTTGATGTGGCTGGTCAGCTCGCGGGACACCTCTGAAAGCGTCCCGGCTTCCAAGGCTTCGGCGATCACGCGCCGGGCGTCCTTGTAGCCGGTCGCCTTCACGACGTGTGGGATATGGCACGGCACCGGCACCCAGACGATGTACTCTTCCTGCATCTCTTGCTTCTCCTGTCCGCGCTGCGGACTCGTGGTACGAGGGGTTATCTCGACTTAGCGGTGGGACACGGACCCGCCGGCCGTGATGCTGCCGCCAACGCCCATCGCCCTGACAGACCCGCCGGCCTGCACGGAGCCGGCCACGTCACCGCACGACACGCTGCCGCCCGCCAGAACGTTTCCCTTGACGGTGCCGTTGACCGTCACCGGGGCGTCCGTCTGGACCGACAGAGGATCGCCCTCGATCCGAATCTCGACCACGCCCGACACCGGGTCGGCGTCGTTCCAGGGCTTCCCGTTCAGCAGGATGGTGTCGTTGATGATGCTCACGTTGCCCGGCGGCAGGTTGTAGCTCTTCCCGTTGATGGTCACGCGGTTGCCGTTGATGCTGATCATGTCTTGCTCCTCCTGTTCGGGGCGCGCGCCCCGCATATTTGCTGATCGTTGGGGCGCGGCCTACGCGCCCTTGAGTCGAGGGGTTATCTGGGGCGCGGGCTACGCACCGGGCTACGGGTCGATCAGGTCGAC